TAGGACAAGCTAGAACGATTATGTGGGACTTACTGCATGAATTGGGTAGACCAGTCATTAAAGCAAGTCACATCAATAATCTAGAGATAACACTGATAAATGGTAGAAAGATACTGGTACGTGGTGCAGATAACCCAGATAGTCTCCGAGGTGTCTCACTGACCTTTGTAGTACTTGATGAGTGTGCATTCGTAAAAGAAGATACATGGCAGAAGATCATACGTGCTTCACTGTCAGACAAGAAGGGTAGAGCTTTATTCATCTCAACACCATCAGGTCGTAACTGGTTCTATGACATCTTTAAGCTAGGTCAATTTGATGAAGATGACGAACAGTCCCGTAGGGACGTAGAGTGGAAGAGCTGGCACTTCACCACTCAGGACAATGAGACTATTGATCCTAAGGAAGTAGAGGCTGCAAAGCGTACACTGAGTTCCTTTGCATTTAAGCAGGAGTACCTATCTAGCTTTGATACTGCAGGTGCAGATGTCTTCAAAGAGGAATGGTTCAAGACAGCTGAGGAACCTCAATTTGGTACATACATTGTAGCCATTGACTTAGCTGGATTTGAAGAGGTTGGTAAGAATGCAGGTGCATCTAAGAAGAGACTAGATGAGACAGCCATAGCAATAGTTAAGTTAGAAGATAACGGTGATTGGTGGGTAGATAAGATACAGCATGGTAGGTGGGACATCAGAGAGACTGCTGTGAACATTTTAAAGGTCATTAGAGACTATCAACCAACAGCTGTAGGTATTGAGAGGGGAGCATTGAAGAATGCTGTGCTACCATACCTGAATGACTTGATGAGGAAGAATAATATCTACTCACACATTCAAGACTTAACTCACGGTAATAAGAAGAAGATAGATAGGGTTGTCTGGAGCTTACAAGGTCGTATGGAACATGGAAGGGTATCCTTCAATGAGAAAGAAGACTGGAGTGAGTTCAGAGATCAGTTGGTGATGTTCCCCACAGCAGGGGTACATGATGACTTGGTAGATGCTTTAAGTTACATTGACCAGTTAGCCATTACAAGCTACAACACTGACTATGAAGATGATGACTACGAAGTCTTAGACGTTATATCAGGTTATTAACTTTAAAGGATACTATCATTATGGCTAAAACGGGTTTGTATGCAAATATCAATGCTAAACGTAAACGTATAGCTGCTGGCTCAGGTGAGAAGATGAACAAGGTAGGCTCTAAAGCTGCTCCGTCTAAGATGGACTTTATTGAGTCAGCTAAGACAGCTAAGAAGAAACCATCAACTAAAATGAAGATGTACTAACATATGAAAGACTCTAGACTTGATAGAGCTGGTGTCAGTGGTTTTAACAAACCTAAGCGTACACCTAATCATCCAACTAAGAGTCACGTAGTGGTGGCTAAAGATGGTGATGAGGTAAAGACTATCAGGTTTGGACAGCAGGGTGTTCAAGGATCTCCTGAAGGTTCAGCTCGTAACGATTCCTTTAAAGCTCGTCATGCTAAGAACATTGCCAAAGGTAAGATGTCAGCAGCTTACTGGGCTAACAAAGTAAAGTGGTAATAATATATGCAATGCCCTATTGAAACATATGACATTAAAGCTAACCTGAAGAATAGGGATTGGGCTTTTAAGAACGTAGGTTATGGCCCAGCTAACCCTGAACTCTCCAATGGAGCTTTCTGGAATAAGAGAGCTAATGAGTGGCAGACAAGTGTAGGTCAAGCCAAGTCAATGCGCTGTGGTAACTGTGCAGCCTTTATCCAGACACCTGAGATGATGGAGTGTATTCGTTCAGGTATTGACATGGAAGAGGATAGCTTTGCTCAGGATGTCGTAGATACAGCTAAGCTAGGCTTCTGTGAGTTATTTGATTTTAAGTGTGCAGCTGACAGGACTTGTAGTGCATGGTTAGTGGGAGGCCCTATCAAATCTAGTAAGGTTGAGATAGACGATGACTCTTTAGACGATTCAACAAAGGATATGTAAACATTATGGCTTTAACTAATGATAAGTTTGATGACAAAGATTCTCAGTGGGAAGAACCTACAGAGAATGAGAAGGAACTAACATCGTGGATTACTCAGCACATCACTCGCTGGCGTGACCACCGTGATGCCAACTACATGGACTTATGGCAAGAGTATGAGCGTATCTTCCGAGGTGTATGGGTTGCTGAGGACAGGGGACGAGAGTCAGAGCGTTCACGTATCATCTCCCCAGCCACTCAGCAAGCCATTGAGACTCGTCACGCTGAGATCATGGAAGCTATCTTTGGTCAAGGTGAATTCTTTGACATCACAGATGACATTAAAGATGTAGATGGTAATCCTTTTGATGTTGAACAAATCAAGAATCAACTGCATGAGGACTTTAAGAGAGACAAGATTAAGAAAGCTATTGACCAGATTGAGTTGATGGCTGAAATATATGGTACAGGTATTGGTGAAATCATTGTTAAGACTGAGAAAGAGTACTTACCAGCTACTCAGGCAATCCCCGGCATTGCTAATGCAGCCGCTATTGGAGTGCAAGAGAAAGATAGAGTTGCGGTTAAGATTAAACCAGTTAACCCTAAGAATTTCCTTATTGATCCTAATGCTGATTCCATTGACGATGCTTTGGGCGTTGCTATCGAGAAGTACGTATCCATTCACAAGGTTGTGGAAGGCATTGAGCGAGGGATTTATAAGAAGGTCGACATCACCATTGCAGCGGAGAATGAAGACTTGGAAGTAACCCAAGACTTAAAGACTTACCAAGATGATAAGGTTAAGCTAATCACTTACTACGGTTTAGTTCCCCGTGAGTACTTAGATACTGAAGACTCAGAAGAGTATGCTGACTTGTTCCCTGAAGGTTCAGCAGCTGATGACTACTCTGACTTGGTTGAAGCTATCATTGTGATTGCCAATGACTCTATCTTGCTCAAGGCTGAGGCAAATCCTTACATGATGAAGGATAGACCTGTCATTGCCTACCAAGACGATACAGTGCCCGGTAGATTCTGGGGTCGTGGTACAGCTGAGAAGGCCTACAATATGCAGAAGGCTATTGATGGTCAACTACGTGCTCACATGGACTCTTTAGCCCTCACCACAGCACCTATGATTGCTATGGATGCTACAAGGCTTCCTCGTGGTGCTAAGTTTGAGATTAAGCCCGGTAAGGCTATCTTGACCAATGGTTCACCCTCTGAAATTTTGTATCCCTTTAAGTTTGGTCAGACTGATGGTAACTCAGCAGCTGCAGCGCAGAACTTTGAGCGTATGCTCCTACAGGCTACAGGTACAGTTGATAGCGCAGGTATGCCCTCCAATGTTCCTCGTGACGCAGGTGCTGGTGGTATGTCAATGGCTATGGCAGGTATCATCAAGAAGTACAAACGTACCTTGAGTAACTTCCAAGAAGACTTCATGATCCCGTTCATTAACAAAGCTGCCTTCCGTTATATGCAGTTTGATAGTGAGCGTTACCCTTCAGTTGACATGACATTCGTTCCTACAGCTACCTTGGGTATCTTGGCACGAGAGTTTGAACAACAACAGATGATTGGCTTGTTGCAGACACTAGGCCCTAACACACCTGTGCTGCCTTTGATCTTGAAAGGTATCCTCCAGAACAGTTCCCTGTCTAACCGTGGTGAACTTATGAAGGCTTTGGATCAGATGTCTCAGCCTAATCCACAGGCTGCTGAGGCTCAACAGATGCAACAACAGGCTGCAATGCAACTGGCACAGGCTCAGGTGGCTGATTTGCAGTCCAAAGCTCAGAAACAATCAGCTGAAGCTCAGAAAACCATGATGGAAGCTCAGATGATTCCTGAAGAGCAGCGTGTAAAGCTAGTTCAAGCTGCTGCAACTAACCTAGACAATGGTGGAGATTTTGAAAAGCGTCTGAAACTGGCTGACATTATGCTAAAAGAGAAGACTGTTGACCTGAAAGCTGCTGATATAGCCTCAAATGAGCGTATTGCAAGCCTTCAGATGATGAATAAACGTCAAAAGATACAATAAGTTAACAAAAGACTTGACAAAGTGTTGTTTTTATGCTACAATAACACTATTATAAGTTAATTCATAGAAAGGTTCTCCTTAAATGGAAAAAGACCTACAAGTTTATTACGAAGAAACCTTTAATACCATGAGTACTAAGGGTTGGGACTTCTTAATTGAAGACTTTGAAGAGATTAAGGCTAGTTTGAATGATATTTCTACTGTCGACGATACACAAACACTATATTATCGTAAAGGACAGTTAGATATTCTTGAATTGGTTTTAGGGCGTAAAGCTGTGTGTGAGAAGGTATATGAGGATCTACAAGATGAGTAAACACTTGTATGACTTCTTATGTCCCAACAAGCACATAACTGAATCGCTGGTAGATAGCGAACATACGACTGCTAAATGCAAAATATGTAGTAAGGACGCTATCAGGCTCATTTCAGCTCCTACCATTGGGTTAGATGCCATCTCTGGTGACTTCCCCGGTGCAACAGCTAAGTGGGCCGCTGTGAGAGCTGATAGGCTCAAGCAGGAACAAAAGAGAGGATCTGAGTAACCCGCAACGTAGTGAGGATCTTTAAAGGATTCTTATCTGCGATAAGGAGTAACTTCAGGCAACCCAATTTTATTTTGAAATTATCCTGTAATCCATACGTGGACAGGGAAAGGTTAGGTATGGCTTTAATTGATAGTAATGAGGAACTAGGTAACGTTAGTGAGATAGAAGCTGAAGACTTTAAACAACAGTCTACAAGCGTACAACAAACTCAACAACCTTCAGAGCAAGCTCCAGAGATCCCTGAGAAGTACAAGGGGAAGAATCTCGAAGATATTGTTCGTATGCACCAAGAGGCTGAAAAGCTTATTGGAAGGCAAGCACAGGAAGTTGGAGAAGTTAGGCGTTTAGCTGATGATCTCATCAAACAAAGCTTATCTCAAAAGAGTCAACAACAAGCACAACCAAATGAGGTAAATAACACCTCACAAGAGATTGATTTCTTTGAAGATCCGCAGAGTCACGTTAATCGTGCAGTTGCAAATCATCCAGATGTAATAGCCGCTAAACAGGCATCACAGCAGTTAAAGCAAATTCAGACACAGGCAATGCTCAACAAGAAGCATCCTGACTTTGCAGATGTTGTTCGTGATGGTGAGTTTATTGAGTGGGTTAAAGCCTCTCCCATGAGACTTAATATCTACGCAATGGCTGATGCTAACTATGATTTTAATGCTGCTGATGAACTTCTCTCTACATTCAAACAGATTCGTACATCTAAGACACAACAAACTACTGATGCAGGTAACGCTGTTCGCAAACAGAATCTGAAAGCAGCTGGTGTCGATGTTGGAGGAACTGGAGAGTCTTCTAAGAAAGTATATCGTCGTGCCGACCTTATCCGGCTACGTATGACAGATCCTGACCGTTATGAGGCACTGCAACCTGAAATTATGGCTGCGTACTCTGAAGGCAGGGTAAAGTAAATTTATTAATTCACAAATTCACAGGAGAATTTTAAAATGGCATTAGGAACAGATCACGTAACGGTAAGTACCGCTAATACGTTTATCCCAGAAGTATGGAGTGACGAGATTGTTGCGGCTTACAAAAAGAGCTTGGTTGCAGCTAACCTAGTTAAGAAGATGAGCTTCAAGGGTAAGAAAGGTGACGTAGTTCATCTTCCAGTCCCTGCACGAGGCAATGCTTCTGCTAAGGCAGCTTCTACACAAGTTACACTCATTGCAGCTACTGAGACTGAAGTAACTGTCTCTATCAATAAGCACTACGAGTACTCACGTTTGATTGAGGACATCGTTGAAGCTCAAGCATTGTCTAGCCTACGTCAGTTCTACACTGATGATGCTGGTTATGCTCTGGGTCGTCAAGTTGATACTGACTTGGTAAACTTGGGTCAACAGTTCAATGTTTCAACAGCTGGTGCGGGTAACTTCCGCTACGCTGGTGCTTTCATTGGTGGTGATGGCTCTACAGCCTTTGACTACTCAGCATCTGCTGGTGCTGGTAATGCTTCAGCTTTGACAGCTGCTGGTATTCGTCGTACAATTCAGCGTCTTGATGACAGCGATGTTCCTATGGACAACCGCTTCTTCTTGATTCCTCCAAATGTACGCAATACTATCCTCGGTTTGACTGAGTTTACAACCTTCAACAGCGTTGGTGAAGCTGGTTCTGCTAACAGCATCCGTAATGGCATGATTGGTGACATCTATGGTGTCCCAGTCTATGTTACTTCTAATGCTGGCACAGCTAAGTCTGCTGCTGACGGTTCCGGTACTACCATTGGTCGTGTGTGCTTGATGGCTCACAAAGACTCTATGGTGTTGGTGGAGCAAGTTGGTGTCCGTTCACAGACTCAGTACAAACAAGAGTACCTCGGTACATTGTTCACTGCTGATACTTTGTACGGTTGCGCTGAGTTGCGTAACTACGGTGGCGTTGCCCTCGTGGTTCCAGCTTAATAGCTAACTAGGTTCCCTGTACTCACAAGGTATAGGGAGCCTTTTTAATGTATTACTCTTTTTATAGTACATCAGAAAGGTTTATCAACATGAAATTTAAATGTAATCAGTCAGGTAACACAGTAGAGTTCTTCCAAGAGCATGAGATTGCTGAGATGAAGAAACATAGTGGTTACACTGAGGTAGTTGAAGTAGTTGAAGCTCCTAAAGTAACTAAGAAAACAGTAAAGCAAGATGAAACCAGTATCGACGGGTAATGTTCTTACTGCAGCAACGCAGACTACTATTTTCACAGTACCCACTGGTTACTATGCTAGGTGGCCTCTTTGTTACGTTGTAAACCATTCAGGTAATAATAAATTTATTGATGTTGTGTGGTATGACGCAAGCACAGCAACTGAGATTCACGTATTAGATAACTATGTGTTAAGCACTACTCAGTTTATTAAGTTTAATGATGGTGCTTATATTGTTCTTGAAGAGGGCGATCAAGTTCGAGCAACGTCTGAAACTGGTTCTACAATGAATATTATTAACACGTTTGAGTTATACAGAAAAGGCGAGTAACAATTATGGCAACCACTCCTCAAGCACTGACACCTGAGCAGATACAGCAGATTATCGCTGCAGGTCGTGGTAATACAGTCAACATTGGTG